AAACGCTGTAAAAGACCCTCCAGTACACATACGGTTTTCCCGTCCAATCCAAATAAAACTTTAATTAGGAAACGGCTTCGGAATAAAAAGGGGGGAGGGATAGTAGTACTATGGGGGTGTACCTCGGGGTGGATATATAAGAGTGGAGGGGTATAGATTGGGTCGCTCCCACAGGCGTAGTCGCATGCACCCTATGCTAGATAAGAAACACTTAAAAGGATTAAGAATGTTAAGTACCTGATGTATAAGTAATTAGTATTGCCAAAAGGGGGTACAGACTGTACCTAGGTTAGGTGGTAACAAGAAAACGCATATCTTTGCTTGTAAAATGTATTATTATGATGACAAAAAATGGTATAGACCTTAGTGTTTGTGCTTATTGTAAGACCACGTTAGATGACTACTCAAGAACTGTAGACCATCTATATCCTAAGAGTCGTGGCGGTAAGTTGAGCAATAACAATAAGGTTCCTTGTTGCGGTCAGTGTAACAAGATGAAGGGCGACATGAATGTTGTTGAGTTTAGCAGGGCGTTAAGCGGATTGATTTTCTATGAGCATAGTCGCCATAAGGAAAGCCTTTCTCATCTGAAGAAGGTGAAGCTTAATGTTGATGGTATTATCGAGAAACGAAAGGGAGAATAATGGAAAATCATATCGTGTATGATTTGGTCTTGATGGAGGCCGATAGAATTGCGTATTACCGTAGGAGGACCCTTGACTTATATTACAAAGATGCGCAGGGTAACTTCGTGACTATAGGTGAAGCGTACAGCGACGAGGCGGACGAGCTAGTAGGAATGTTGCTTAAGAAGAAGAAGATGAGGTACTGCCTTGCCTTCATAGACACCTTTGATTTGCAAGATGAGTTAAAGCCGTCGGCATTCAGGACGTTGAGGTTCTTTGTTAAAGCCATGGGCTACGGAAATCATTTAAAGAAGTATGGTATCAGGGATATCGTGAATGCGATGGGACTGAAGACTGACTATGTTATTAGTAGCATCAAACAATTATGTGAGAAAGATATCCTTAGATTTACAGTCGAAAAAGGTAGGAGAGATTACATGGTTAATCCAACTGTGTTCTACAAAGGAACGATGAAAAAGATGTTCTACTCTACAAAAGAATTTAACAACATGCCCAAGAGGGACTATGAGCTAAATGTTATTGACGAAAAACCCCTAAACATTTTTTAATGGAATTAACTAGACACAGCAGAAACGTGCATCAGCTACATTTGATTGGAAAGACCATTCAGGTTGCGATGCTATCAGACTTACACTGGGACAACCCGCATTGCGACAGAGACCTACTTAAGCGACACCTTGACTACTGCCTTGAAAAAGAAATCCCCGTGATGCTTAATGGCGACACCTTCTGCTTGATGCAAGGGCGTGGTGATAGACGTTCAAACAAGAGCGACATCAGACCAGAACACAACAACGCTAGATACCTAGACTCCGTTATTGAGACGGCAGTTGATTGGTTTGAACCTTATGCAAGCATAATAACTGTTGTTGGATATGGTAATCATGAGACTGGCATTATCAAGTGGCAGGAGACAGATGTGATACAGCGATTCGTTGACTTGCTTAACTACAAGACGGGGGCAAGTATCTACACTGGCGGATACGGCGGATGGCTTATCATTAGTCAATCACCAAACGAAGGCAGCACTGCAACCCTATCCACCAAGGTTAAATACTACCACGGTTCGGGCGGCGGCGGTGTCGTTACCAAGGGGGCTATTAATATGACCCGTGCACTTGAGACATATGAAAATATGGACGTATTCTCCATGGGACATATCCACGAAAACTCTTCTCGTAACGATGTGCGTGAAACTATTGAGAATCACTCTAAAACAGGATATAACATCAAGCACAAGAACATACACTTGATGCTTACTGGTACATACAAAGAAGAATACGGAGAAGGCTCCCACGGATGGCACGTCGAAAGAGGTGCGCCACCAAAGCCGTTAGGGGGGAGAATCCTTGAGATACATTCCGTTAGAAGTAAAGTTGATGGAGTAGATACATTATCAAAAATAATTGACAGTAGGAAGTTTCCAATTTAATTGTATATTTGTACCACATCATTTTGCTTGTTCTCATAATGTTGGTTTTAGGTTTTCATGTTTGTTTAGTGCCTCACTTCGGTGGGGCATTTTTCTTTCTATATTTGCTACTTACTAACTAATAAAAAAAAATGGAAAAATTTTTAAGCATTCCTATTGCAAGGGGTGGACACAAATTAATCTCTGCGAATGATATTTGCACAATCGAAGACAATCAAGATGAGTCTTGCGTGTATGTAATGTACAAAAACGCCCAGTCTATTGTGAAGATTTATTATATGCAACAAGCGACTGAAGCTATTCCTGGAGATGAGGTCAAAAACCTCGATTCGGTAGCGGAGCCTGGAAAAGCTTTTGATGGAGACAAAGAATATGTGTTAACTATTTCTGAAGCTATTGAAAACGCTGTTATTGATGCGCTTCAAAAGAATCCAAATCAAGTAGTTCATACCATCCATGAATTGCCTTTGGAGATATTTGAAGTTGTATCTTATCAGTTTGAGCAAATATTAAATAAATATAATGATGGCGGCGCCTTATATCCTGGAGACCAGGGAACACTTACTCCTGGAGAAGCTGCGGTACAAGCTTAAAAATATGCCTCACTTCGGTGGGGCTTTTTTTATTCAAAAAAGTTGGTAAAAATATATTCATTACATTTGTCCTAAACATTTTTATATGTTAGGAAAGATGATGGGCATTGACCCTAAGATGCTTAAGAAGGATTACAGTAGTAAGAAAGTCAAGAAAGAAAAGACTACTAAGAATCCTATACCTAAAATTAAAAAAAGTGGCAGCAAAGGATAAGGCATATTACGACGCTATATCCAATATGGATAAAGACATTCGCAAGAACTATGCAGATGATGCAAGAAACAATGCGAACGATAACAGGGTCTTAAAGAAAAAGATTTGGGACTTATATACAAAGGCGAAGTTCGCCACAACTCGTAAAAAATAAATCATGGGAAAAAGTAGAGGTAAAATTGATGACAATGTTCCTAAGTCGGAAGCGTTTGTTAAAAAAAGCTTAAAGGAGAAGATTGTAGGCGCTTATTCAAAAGCTCTTGGCCGCATTCAAAAAGATGGCAAAGAGAAACATGATGTTATGTCAAAGAGTAGAAAAGAAAATGCTCTTCTTGGGGGGAAGGTAAAAGTAAAAACTGTCTCTGGAGGTCTTGCTAATAAAGAGAAGGTAAAGGTTGTCACGAAGTTCAAGAAGAATGGCGAAACAGTGACTAGGTCAAAGAAAACAACTGGATTACCGTTTATGAAGCAGAGAGAATATCAAGGCTCTACAATTAACAAAGAAGGCAAGATGACAAAAAGTTATTCTGCTATCAATCCATTAGGGGCGTTTAAGAAAAAGTCAATGATAACAAAAAATAAATACGAATAAATCATGGACAACTGTAATCATTTAATTCAAAAGGGAAACCGTGTATACGGTGGCTCAGCTAACAAAGGCAAGAAGTTCGGCGCTTATGTAGAGAAGAATGTATCTGTAGATACAGACGCAAACAAATACGGAAAAGCTTCCGGTGGAAAGAAAATTTTTAAATCAAAAAATAAATATTAAGTCATGGGAAAAAGTACAGGAAAAATTAACGTAAAAAAGAAGGACGTTGTTCCAACAATGACTCCAAAAAAAGCTGAAGCAATTAAGGTTAATTTGCCGTCTCAGCGAGCACAATATCAATTAATCTCACCTCAAATGTCAATGGAACAGATTGGCAAAAGAATGTCAAAGAGTGGGCCACGCAAGAATCTTCGTGAGACAGCTGCTGTTGTAAAAGGAAAAATTCAAAAGGCATTTAAAAAAATTGGAAAAAATTCAGATAAAAAACCAAACACTCCTTCGGCTCTGCCAATAACTGAAAAACAAGCCATAAGGGCAGCTTCTGATGGAAAAGCGTCTGGTAAAGAATTTTTTACAAACGACTACTACGATTCAAGTTTGTATACAAGTAGAAAAAGGTATGCACTAAAACGTAAAAATTAAATTATGCCACGCAAGATTAAGCCCATAGACTTCACTCTTAAATCAAAAAATAAATAGAAATCATGGGAATGGGAAAAAGTACAGGACTTATAGGAAAAATTCAGACCGCATTTAATAAAGCAAAAGATAATTCTGCAAATAAAAAAATGGCTAAGGTTGAATCTATCGACGACAATAAGAGATTGAATCGTATCGTTGAAAGAAGATATGTGAAGATGGATAAGAAATATGAGCGTGCCGCTGGAAACGAAAAGAAAATGGCCAAGGTTGATAAAAAATATGGCTACAACTATGAGGGTGCAAAAGCCGCTGGTATCGTAAAGGATGAGACGGGCTACATGGGTTCCATAGGAAACGAAGGGCTTATACTTAAAGGCAAGAAGCATCCATCAATGATTAAGACTAGAAAAGTCGAAAAACTTCTTGGAAATAAAATAGTAAGAAAAGGGGGTAATTTATATACAGTTCCAAAAAAATCATAAATCATGGGAAAAAGTAAAGAAAGAAAGTTCAATGTTCCAAGAGAAGATAAGGACTTAAAATTAAAAAAAAGAACATCTGAACCTCTTGGATACGCTAATTTGGCACTTAAGAAAAGAAAAATGGTTGTTCCAACAATGACTCCAAAGCCAGCTCAAACGATTGAAAACTATCGCCCTTCAGAAGAAGCATCTTATGGTGGAGCTAAAAAATCTATGAGTCAGCTTGGTAGAGAAATGTCAAAGAGTGGGCCACGCAAGAATCTTCGTGAGACAGCTGCTGTTGTAAAAGGCAAATTGCAAAATGCTTACAACAAAGCTACTGGAAGAAAGACAGTATCTATGGAGATGGATGGTAAGACATTTACGGGGACAGACAAAATGGGTATGCGACGTGGGGTTACTAAGGTTAGCAATCCAACTGCAGGGTCACGTAAAGTTGTTGATGTTTACAATGCAGGCGGTAATCTCAAGCGTCAGCGTATTGTAGATAGAGATGCTTCAGGTAAGAAGATTCAAGTTATCAAAAGAAAAGGATAATGCCACGCAAAATTAAGCCCATAGACTTCACTTGCAAAGCGCCTAAGTCTTCATTCAAGGATGAGGTAAAACAGCCTTCTCCTAAGTACTCTACGGATGAGTATGTGGACTATAACCGTAAGAACAATGGATTGGCTTTCCAAGGTCGTCTCATTGACAAAAATCTTGATGCAATGTTTAAGGCCCCCGGGTCTGACATTAAATCAAATATGAATAATAGTAAAAAATCTAAAAAGAAGTAAAATGGCAATGATGCAAAAAATGACACTTGGGCAAGCGGCTGGAGGCCCCGGTGGAAAGCTTAAAAAATTCATCAAAAGAAAAGTACAGGGGTACAAGATGAAGCAAGCTCAGAAAAAAATGGATAAAGTTGGTGGTGAATACAAACCAACAGGAGGAGGGGTTCCCAATGGAACACCAATGAATGAGCGTCAAGCTAATCGTCAAGAGAAAAAAGCTGTTCGTGAAATTAACCGTGGTGTAAGAAAAGACAATCGTGTTAAGAAAATGGGCGAGTCAAATAGAGCAGCAATTTCTGGAAGCACTGGAATTAAAAAGATAGATAATTACAGCACAAAGGTTAATAAATATAGCAACCCGGGCTTATACAAAGTAGTTAAAGCAGTGAGAAACATTGGTGACTCTTTCGAGCAAATGGGAATGAATATTAAAAAGAACAGAGGACGCAGACGTGCAATGGCAGATGCGGCTGGACCAACAAAACGAAACAAAGACGTTATGGTTTGTGGGGCAGGAAGCAAAGATTGTCAAAAATAAAGACTAAAATAGACCGCATGGGTTTTGATTTATTTCAAGACAATATCGGTTCAAAGGGCGTGCTTACACATGAGTGGAAGCCAAACCATGAAGAGTTTGAATATCCAAAAGAATTTGTAAATTGGATAGACAGCATTAACTCAGGATGGCAAAACAAATTAAAGTTCAAGCCCTTTGACTTATATTGCAAACAAGCAGACCTCTGGATGGAGGATAAATCTGTGATATTGGATTACGATAACGAGGAAGACCAAACCGATTGGCTCTTTACGGAAATCCAACGCTGTAAAGACAACACTCTTTACTTCTGTAATAAATACGGATACATAAAAGAAGACCGTTCAGAGAATGGTATGCTTCAGTATAAGGCGTGGGAGGCTCAAATGGTTCTCTTATTCCTATTTGACTGCGGATACTCTATGATGATTGGCAAGGCTCGTCAGATTGGTTTTACCACTACGATGTGTCTAGCAGGAATGAAGCGTGTAAACCTCAACAAATCGTATTTCATTAAGTTCGTTACCCACTCAAAAGATAAGGGTATAGAAATCTTCCGTGATAAGGTAAAGTGGACATACACCAAGATTCCTGACTACATGGCTCAGGAGGTTAAGAACTGGACTGACCAAATTATGAACTTCGACAAGAAGGGGGACAGAAAAGGTCGTGATGAAGGTGGAGGCTCCCGATTCCAAGTAGATAGCCCAGCTATAGACTCAATCAATGGTGGTTCTCCATCTGCTGTATTTGTAGATGAGATTGGTTTGTTTGAAATATTTGGCGAGATGATGCGTGAGGGTCGTCCTGCATTATTTAAGTTTAACCCGGAAACTGGAAAGATGACTATGCAGCAGCAGTTCATCGCATGGGGTACGGGTGGTGAAATGGACAAAGGAGGTTCTGTGTTTGAGGCAGAGTTCAAGATGTGTCTACAACAATGGAGAGAAAAGAACTATCAGTACGGAATCATACCCATATTCTTTAACGCATATGCACGAAGAGGGGTTACGGATAGTCACATTCAGAATGAAAGAAAAGCATATTTAGCATTAGAGGGTACAAAAAAGGGTGAATCTGCAAAGGTTCAGTTTCATCAGCACTACCCTATTACTATAGATGACATGTTCATCAGAAAATCACGGACATTGTACCCAATTCACGCTTGTAATGTTCGACTAAATGAAATATATGGAAAAGATGTTCCTATTGAGTATGGATATTTTGAGCCAATCCTCGATTTATCTCAGCCAACTCCTGACCTCATTACTGATTACAAAATTACTGGAGCAAGATGGGTAAAAACTGACGCACGAGAAGACGTATCAACATCGGCTATTATCATACACCACCCGCCACACGATGAAATATGGAAGAATCGTTGGTATCAAGGGACTGACCCCATCAACTCAGAGACAGGTCACTCCATGATGTGTAGTGCAATATGGGACGCACACACAAATAGCGTGTCTTCAGTAGTATTCCATCGTGACAGGAAGTTTAAATTCACCTATCTTCAAGTCTTATTGCAGAGTTTGTACTACGACCAACAGAAAAGAGGTGGTGTTAAGGAGCTTGTAGAGAATAATATCGGGGATATGCACGTTGACTTCCAAGAGATGCATGGATTCAAGAATAAATTCACCGCAAATTCGCAGCTTCCTGAGTACTTACAGACCTTTGGTGGTAAATGGTTCGGAATATCAAATAAAACGAACACAGCGCCTCGTATAATGGCTAAAACGGAAGAAATGATTGATTCCTATGGAAGCAATATAGATGTTCCGTGGCTATGGGAGCAATTAAAGACGTTTGTAGAGAAAGATTTGAAGTCAACGACCAGTCATAGGCAGACAAGATACCAAGCATCCGATTCACGATACGATTATGATGATGCCATCTTTGCAATTACCTTTGCATACATAAATGCAATATCACATGCCAAGTATGACCCTGAGAATATCAAGGGAGAAGGCTCAGATAAGAAAGTTGTCGTAAGATTTGTCCAATGTAAAGAGACAGACTACAGAATGAAGCGTGCTAGAGTAGATAAAGAGACTGGTAAGGTGCTTAAGATTCTTGATTAAAGTCTAAGAAGTACTGATTGCGCTGTACTTTGTCTTTATTGAACCCTATGTCTTTGTGTTCCCATACAACACCGTGTCTATTGTTCTTTACCTCTTTAAATATGTGTTGATTGTTTAAGAAGTATTTGAGTTCTTTCTTTCCTAGCTTCTTAGTTGAAAGATTCTTGTACATCACACGGTTGTCTTCCCATGTTTTGTTATCGTTATACCAGTATAGGTAGTATTCTATTTTTTTCTTTTCATATTCAAATGCCGCTGTGATATAACATTTCAGTATAAAGTGATGAGTACCATTGTCAATCACTTCTACAATCTTGTTGCTAGAGTACTTAGAAGATGTAGTCATTTTGAGTCGATAAATTAAGAACAAGTTCAACCTCTTCGTCTAAATCCTTAGTCTTTATGACCTTGTAGTTGTCGTTGCTATCGTTAATCCAACAAATATATGATTTTCCAATTCTTAAATTGGTGTTTTTTTCTCTTATTTTTTTATAGACTCCTAGTTGGAGTGAATAAGTGTTGTACTCACATTCGGCAAGATGCTCAAGCCCATTGGTCATCTTGTTCTTGTATTTACTGAACGTGTTAATCTCCTTGTTTGTCTTGTAATCCCATATCTGAAGCTCACTATCCTCAACATTGTAGAACAACTTGTCAAGCATTCCGCACACCCTTAAATCAAGGTCGCCAACAATAAGCTCTGACTTTATTAACAATAGCTTGTTGATATAATCTTTGTAGAAATTATCAACCATCCACGTCAAATTCTGTGCTCCAGTGCTTTTATCTACATCGTAATGTTTATTTGAGAATAGTAGTTCAGCGTATTTGTGAACCTCTGTTCCTTTGGATGCTGATGCGTCCCTGATGTTCTCCCACTCTTGAATTACGTCTGCGGCGATTAATCCGTTTTTCGTTGCATATCTTGAGGCGATTATATCGGTCTCAAATGGCTTTTTAAATTTAGAGAGAAGTGTAGTAGTGGAAGTGCATCTTAGTCCGTTGTAGAAATAAGAATGGTCTGATTCATCAAACAAAATTCCATTGAACTTACTCAACTCAGAGAAGACTTCAAACATAATTACAGCTCTACGGACATAAACTCTTCCATCTCCTGAAGCAATGATTCTACAGCAACCTCTGCTAGAGCGTCATCTTCTGTGTGCGGTCTGAATCTATTGGCAAGAAAGAATTTGTACTTGCAATCATCGGTAAGCTCAATCTCTGAAAATTGATAGCCCATTGCCATGTGTTGCTTGGCAAGGTACTTTGCGTTTACCACTGTGTAGATTTCTCCCTTTTCAACCCAAAGGTGCGCAGGGAAGTCTGCGGGTCTTGCGTTTGCGTTAATGCATACTACTCTAAATGTTTCCATGTCTTTCAAATAAAAAACCCCCACCCTTCTGTGATACGGCACATAAGAGCAAGGGTTACTTCGTTGGGTAGAACGAAACCTAATTTCTTTATCAGTCCGTATTCTGATGTAGCAAAGTTAGACACATTTTTTTAACCACCAAATTTTTAATCATTTTTTTTACGAGTTAAGAAAAAAAGAAAAAGTAAAAGAAAAGAAAGAAAGAAAAGTGGAGTAAAAGAAAGAAAGAAAAGAAAAAGAGTACATATATTCGTATATACTACGTATATACTCTATATATACTCCAAAAAGAAAAAAAGAACTTCGCAAAAACATTAAAAAAAAGTATATAAAATAATGCTTAATTTTGCTTCAATCAATGCACGGTGCATGGTTATCCTTTTTTTAACCTACACAGACTAAAACGTCGGTGTTTAAATTATTTTATTATGGCTTTTAATTACAGATTGCCTCAAATTAATGCGGATTCAGTTACGATTCTGAACACGCCATTGCCTGCAGACACGGCTCTTGCTAGCGGATTATTAACAGTTAAAGACGAAGGAAACAATCCTTCTTTGGTTGTTAAAGCTTCAGACTTGTTGAGCTTTACTTACGCACCGGCTACTGGCGGTACAGCTAACGCTCGTTCTATCGTTTTGACTGCAGTTACATTGACTGCTAACGTAACTTATGTGTTGACTGTACACGTTCCTTACCTTATCAACTTCTTCGGAGGAGGTCAAGAAACTGGAGCTATCTACCAGACTCGTACTTACACGATTGGATTCGGAAACGGAACTACAACACCTCCAACAGTTGATGGAATTGGTGCTGCGTTTGCTGCTCAAATCAACGCTGACAACAATGCTGCTTTCACTGCGACTTACACTAACGCAACTGACACGTTGTTGATTACTGCTGATTCTGCGTTTGGCGGTCCTTTGGAGATTACTGCTCCTCTTGGTGCTACAAACACAAACACTACTCCTTGGGTTTCTCCAGTTGGTTCTAACGCTGAAGTAGTTAGTTACGCAGGAAACAACCCTTACGCTACTGCTGCTCTTTACGGTCGTTTCATCGTTCGTTACCGCAAAATGATTCGTCACAGCGCTGTAACAGGATTGCAAGTGATTAAACCAGTAAACGCTCTTGTTTACCTTGACCGATTCGACCCTGGAACAATCGCTGCAACTACATTGTTGACATCAATCTTGAATGGTTCTTACGCAACTACATTCCCGACTGCCGCTGCTTATCTTGGTTGTCCAGCTGTGTAATAAATTTTATTACCTTTACGGGGTGGGGATTAATTTCTCCACCCTTTATTTAAAAATATGGAAGAAAGACAAGTCGATGTAATTCTTTTCGGATTAGAAACCGAAGGTGACTTAAGACTTGAATATCCCGAATTATCTGATACGGAAGAATTCAAGAATTTAAAAGTCAAAGAAGTAAGACTCTGTTGGTTGTTGGGAAATAGAACATCACCCATCTACAAACTGAGCAAAAGAGACAGATTAGGGAAAGCCCTTGAACTCGTGTATGGTCAGTACTATGACAGACATTCAGAAGCAAAATTACTTGCTACGGGAGAGATGCCAGACCATATTCGATTGGGAATAAAGCGAATGGAAACATTCACTCCTGAGTACAGATTGAGGGCAAAGCTTCTTAGTCAGTACATGTTTGAAATGCTAAACAGCATGGTCGTATTGGATGCGTCAACAATAGCATCTATGGACATAGACGAAAAAAAGAAATATACCGACCTGATGATAAAGGTTCACGAGCAACTGCCCGATATGGTAAAAAGACTTGAGACCTCTTATGGAATCAAGACTACGGACAGAAAAACGAAGAAACAAGTTATGGTCGGAATAAACGATGTATTGAGATAGTATGAGTTATATTTTCAGCACAGGAAACATCAGACCGAACAGGCTGACTTCCAAAAAAGACAAGACGTACCACAAAGACTATGCGAAGTATTGTCTGTCTGCGATGAGTAATTACATCTACCGAAGATATATAAACAAATGCCTTATCAACTGGTCTTTCTTCAAAGGGGGAGACGGTCAATGGATTTTTGATGAGGACGTAGAAAGCTTCTTTCTTGATGAATCAGGAGACATTCGTAACCGATTAAAGTGGACTAAGAACGTAATCAAGCCAATGGTACAGCAGTACGTTGGTAACGCTATTCGATTGGTTTACGATGCTAAAGCAACTTGTATTTCCGACTTCGTAATCAACAAGCGTGAGGCTGAATTAGCTAAGCTTAAAACATATCAAAAAATTGCTGACACATATCCATTCTTTAAGGATATGATTAAGGATAACACTGGCATTCAAGATACAGAGTTTGAGACAGAGCAGATGTTCCATAACACCTTTGTTGAAGACTACGAAAAAGATATAAATAACCTCATCGAGTTTGTAGCTCAAGAGGTAAATATGGATGAATTAAAGGTTCAGATTACTCGTAATCTCGCTCTTTGTGGTGTTGGTATCTACAAGGGATATGAGGCTAACGACATCTATTGCGCAGAGGCAGTAAACCCATTGTTCTTTATTTGGGATATGTCCGCCAAGAAGCCTGACTTACGTGATGCTGAATTTATGGGTGAATGGTACTACATGGATGCACCAGCTGTATTTGAGAGATTCCAGCACCTAACAGACTCAGAGCGTCAGGCAATAGAGAACTATGGCAATCAGAACACTCACAATGTACATAAAATTATCAATGGTATTTACACTCAGGCAGCGGGTAAAGTTCCTGTTTATGAGGTGTATTGGAAAGACCTTGATAAGCGTGAGTATGGATGGGTACTTGATGAGTATGGGTATCCATACTACACCATGGTTAATCACCCTGATTCAAAATATACTGACAAGAACTTAATCAATCCCGCTACTGATAAGCACCAGAAAGAAATGGGTGACAAGAAGAAACATACAATCTATGTTGACATTCTTCGTTACTGCATTCTTTTGCCTCAGGAAGAGATTGGTAATGGATTGGGAGATATTATCCTTGAATACGGAATTGCTCCTTACCAAGAGAAGAATCTTTACGACCCTGCCAATGTTAGGTTCCCATACAAGTGCTACACATGGGTGTATGACCGAGGGGATATATTAACTCCGCTTGATGATGTTATTGACCCACAAAGATTCTTAAATAGAACGCTATCTGTAGTTGAATCTCAGATGGCAAATATGCGTGGAACTGGAACAGTTATCTCTAAATCTGCGGTGGATGACCGAGATGGAGAGGCTGATATCACGAGAAACATTAATGCTTCAAAGCCAATCTTTGTAGACACAGACCGTGTTGGTTCAGTGCAGAACGCTATAGGAACATATGGTACAAACATGGGTGGAGGAACCCTTCAGTTGTTCCAAGTAATCCAACAGGTACAGCAAAGTATCCAAGACGTTACAGGTGTTAACGAAGCGATGACTGGAACACAAGGGGGGAATGACGTTCTAGTAGGTGTTATTGAAGCGCAAATTCAACGTGGCTCATTGGTTCAGGAGCCTTTCTATTGGGCGCTCACATCAATACTACGTCAAGCATATGAGCATATTGCCACAGTAGGTAAAATGATTTACCATGATAACCCACGAAGATTGGCTCAAATTGTTGGAGACAAAGGATTCCAAACAATAAACATCACTGAAGACGACTTGTTGCAAGATTATAGAATCTTTATTAAGCGTTCCGAATCTGCAGAGCAAGGGGTAAACAACGGTAATACGCTATTGTTCACACTTCTTCAAGCTCAGATGATTGACCAAAAGATGTTTGCTGATTTATTTAATCGTTCTACACCTGACTCTATTGCAGGTGCTCTTCGTAGATTTGAAAAAGATAAAGCTCAGGCTGAATTTATGGCTCAGAAAGATGCTACAAAAGCAGAGGCGCAAGGTAATGTGATGGCATCTCAGCAGGCTGGTCAAATGGCTCAGCAACAGCAGGGTCAAGAACAAATGGCAATGCAAATGCAACAGATGGAGCATCAAGACGAAATGGAAAAAATTGCAGCTAAGGAAGGCGCAAAAACAGAAAGAGAGGTTATCAAAATAGATAGCAAGCAATAAATGTGTAATTTTGTTAAAAATAAATAAGTATGCCAAATATCTTTGAAAAAGAAGTTGAAGCTGCGTCAGGTCAAATGGAGTACGATGACTCATTTGATGCGTCAGGATTAGACGCTGAATCGCAGGAACAACTTAGACAAGTTGAGGCTTTAGCTAGAATGGATGAGTCCTTCGCTAATTCCCAAGAGTACCAAGACTTGATGAAAAGCTTGAATTCAAGCCGTCAAGCAGCATCGAAAGATAACGATGATGATGAGGATGAGTATGATGATGAAGAGGAAGAAGTAGACCCGGAGGATATCTTTGGGGTTATGAAGACTCAGAAGCAGAAGGAAGTCCAATTAACCTTTCAGCCCACAAAGGAGATGATAGGTTTCTTAAATAATCATTATGGAATCAAAGATGCCTCTACGTTCTTTTCATCGGTAGATACTTGGAGACAGCAAGCACAGCAGGGTTCTGAAATTGAGAAGAACTTTGATGCACTTACTGCTGACCTTCAAGCATTACCACCGGAGATTAAAACTGCTGTGGAATTGTGGGCAAATGGCGACGACCATATGGCTGCATTTGAAATGACGGAAAGACTGGACTTCTCATCTGATTTTGCAGAGCAAGATGTTGAGAGCCTCGTTCAGCACTATTTGCCTGAAGAGTACGACGAGTTGGCTGAAGCCTATGAAAATGGTGAAATCGACGACGAAGAACTTGAAGACAAAATGATTTTGTTAGCGAAGACAACAAGACGACTGTTCTCGGGAGAGAAACAAGCGTTAGATGAAGAGCGTGAGGAGTTCCTCGAGCGTCAGAAGAATGAATTTCAGACGATGAAGAAGAGCGCACTCCTTTCCGCAGATAATCTAAGTAAGGCTTACCCTAACTTCAGTAAATCCGAAGTATCAAAAATTCGGAGCATCTTGGTTGAGGGGAAGGTGGACAGTCTGTTTATGAAGCCCGATGGGTCGTATAACGATGATGCTGCAGAGCTAGTCGCATATGCGGTTTATGGCAAGAAAATGTTGGATTCGGTAAGGAAAGTTGCCGAGAGGTCCGGTGAAAGTAAGGCGAATCAGAAGATAGTTGATTCAAGTCCTAAGTCAGTCAGAAAGCAGCAATCATCTGGAACGATGAATCCTGCAGGAATGGAAGGCTATGGTCACTTGAGTGGAGTATTCAAAAATGACCCTTACGCTTAATAAATTGTAAACTAATTAATTGTTTAACTATGTCATTGTACAACGACAATTCAACGAAGTTCTCGAACCAGAACATTAACTCCGTAGGTTCAGAGTATGCTTCATTGTACGGCCACGATATTTCGTTGCTAGTACAAAAACTTACTAACCGAGCTATCTTTGATGCTGCTCCACAGCAGTTCATGGACTTGAAGCTCCTTAACATGGTTCCTGCTGAGCAAGTGAATTCTGACGAATTCTTCTATCAGGAAATGGGTTATCAGCGTGAGCCACTTGTTGCTACTGCAGCTTCTGCAGCGGTTTCTTGGCCTACTACACAAACTGTGTCTATTGCATCTGTAGATAGCATTTCTACTAACACAATCATCTCTTACCCTAACGGTCAGAAAGGTAGTGTTACTGCTGTTGACACATCTTTGTTGCAAATCACTGTTTCTCCTTACAACGGAGATACTTTGCCAGCAGTTGCTATCGGTGAAGTTCTTGCTAACGTATCAACTGTTGACCACGATGGTTCTGAAGGTTTTGCTCAGTACTTCCGTGCTTCAACTATCGAGCGTAACAACTACATTCAGTTGTTCAACAAAGCTATCCGCTACTCAGAGGTTGAGCTTCACAAGTTGAAGAACATGGGTACAACTTCTAACTTCCTTGAAATGGAGCGTAATGCGATGTTTAACCAACACCGTATTGACCTTTCTAACGCATTCTGGACAGGACAAAAAGGTGAAGTTATCACTCAGAATGGTACTCCTGCTAAAACAACTGGTGGTGTCTTCACTGCTATGCTTGAGGCTGGTTCTCCAAATGCACTTGCTACGTCAGGTACATTGGTTGATGCATTCGAGGATATGATTCTTTCTTCTGAATATGGTGAGTATGGTGCTGCTCGTATGGCGTACATGACTCCTCGTATCCACCGTATGCTTTCATTGGCTTACAAAGAAGAATTGACTCGTTACGCACCAAACGACGAAATCGCATTGTTGAACTTGAAAGAGGTGAACATCGGTTCTTCTCGTATCGTTCTTGTTCCTTACAAGCGTTTTGAAGATGCTGCATCATTCCCTGGTTCTTTCGCTAACCGAATCTGTATCTTAGATATGAAAAATATCAAGCGTACACAGCTTTGGGGTGAGCGTTCTGGAGACACTTTGAAACTCGAAGATGGAGTTCCGAAGCGTTACGGAGATGTATGGGTTGACTGTAACATGGGAGTTAAATTCCATAACCCACTTGCTTGCGCATACATTGATATTCCAATGTAATAATAACAATCATATAATAGGGGAGGGCATAAAACTCTCCCCTTTATTTTAACATTAAGATTATGCCGATTAAAAAAGAAAAAAAAGATGTGATTTCTTCAACTGAAAATTCAGTATTTGAGGAGTCACACACCGCACCACTTTTTGATGATGCGAATGAAGAAGTTGCAGTTCAAGCTAAAGCTGCAGATGTAGAACCATCTTTACCATTATCTCTTGTTCAAAAGATGATGAAAGAAATGGAGGATAAGTTGATGAACAAATTCTCCAATCAACTTGAAAAATTCAAGACAAAAGCAGCAGCTGAAGAGCTTGATGATGACCTTGCTTATGTAGCAGAATTGCAGGAAGACTGGTTAGATGTTCCAGTTGTGTTTTTTGCCTTCTCCTTTAACTTCTCTATCCATGGCGATAAGAAGCGTGGTGTTGAATCAGAGCCACCGACAGGAGCTGTTAAATTCCAACCTCTTATCCGTACAAAGCGTAGAGGTCAAAAAGGCATTCAAGTAATTTCCGTATCTTCGGCAAAGGTTCAATCTAAGCAGCTTGTGCATTATCTACGAAACCATAGCCAATTTGGAATTGCGTTTTATGAGACCGTTGGTTCGGTTATGAGCGTAGATGCTACATGGGCACATAAAATGGTTGAGGCTCAACAGTCAATAACACGACTATCTGATATTCAAGTAATTGCAAGGTCAAAACAAGAAGGAATCTCTATATCACAAAGTCCTGAGGGAATGAGAAGACAGCTTGTTGAAAGCATGGCAAAACGGTCTATTGACCAACAAGATAAAATGCTTTATGGGAATTTGAGAAATTCAATTCTCGATAAAGACGGAAGAAGTATAACAGAAAAAACAATCGCATAATCATGATTTTGGCGCAGGATTTACGAGACCAATTAGCCTTTGCACTAGATGCTGAGGGGTCTGACCATTATAGGGACGACTTAGACTATATCCCTGCTATTAACGCAGCGGTAAAGTGGCTAACGAATATCGTAAATGCTGCATATGGCCAAAATAAATTAAGCGAAGAATTTTTTAGAGATTTAGCATACTCTGGGGTGTTTCTAACAAGTGACACCTCACGAGTATCTCTCAATGTGTTTCCAAGTGAAGTTTGGACTATATTGGCAGTTTTAGCAAACCCTACAACAAAGGCTGCGGCAGGAGTTCCTGTTCCGTTAACACCTGACACTACAAGAAGCTACTACCTTCCTAATAGGGTTCACTTATCATCATCAGATTCTTGCAAGAGACTAAACGTAGAAGAGTGGTCTTTAACATCTGAAAATCCTTTTGAAGCTGGATACCAAGGTAATCAGCTTTGCACTGCCCTTAGATTGTATGCTTATTTGTCTCCGTATAACTATAACGGAACATCTATCACAAACAAGATGCAAGAAATTGAAGTTAGACCAACCGAAGCAAATCAAGAATTAACAGTAGTTTGGGCTAAGAAGCCATCTGTAATAACATCACTAACACAAGACATAGAATATCCTAACAGTGTATTTCAATTACTATTTGATAAAGCTTTGAATTACATAGCATACAAACAAGGAGACCAAACAAACCTTTATACTGTTTCAAATGAAGATATTCAGCAACTAATAACTACTTTGTAATATGACATATAGATATTTAGTCTACGATTTAGACAAGAACTTTAGTCAGGCATTCGATGATGCCGACTTTACGCTGAATCAAATCATGTACTGGGTAATGGTTGTGTCTAATAGATTGCGCACACAGCATTATTTATCAACAAAGTCTGACTTATTTGTTTCTACATTCAGTAGCGTTGCCGTGCAAACAGATGCAAACGGTAGAAAGTACATAGATTTACCGTCACAAATAATGGACTTGCCTAACAATTTAGGTGTAGTTTATATTACATATAACGTCGACACATGCAAATGCGAAGGGCCTAACTTTGCTCAAGTGTGGTTTTCACCAACAAACATTGGTTCAGTTCAACATTTGTATCTTGATGAGTATACTAAGCCAAGCGTTAAAGTACCATACTTCTATCGTGTAGGGCAATCTGTTGATGGGGTATCTGTAAATAGAATTTACTTGGTTGGTGTAGAATGTATAAAAATTGAAGACGTAGAAATAGCCATACGTTCAACATTGGACCCGCAGACCATTTGTAACCTTGATGAAGAGGTTAACTTGCCTGACGAATTGATACAAGAATTGATGATGCAAGTCTTACAGCTAGGTAGATTTGTTATGTTGATGCCTACTGAAAACACCAACGACGGTGAAGATGGTGGAGAACTTGATAATCAAATGTACGCAAATAGAGCTATTAATTTACCTGACGCTTCATAACAAACACAAGAATAATGACATCTCACGACTTTGTATCAGTAGACCACTTACTTGCTGAAATCACAGCTACAGTAAACGATGTAGAATTTAGAAATGGATTCAGCAAAGGATGGTATACATCTCGTATCCAAGATGCGATGCAAGAACTATCAATAGACACGTTTTGGCAGAAGATAACTCAAGACTTTGAGATGCCTACGAGCTGTCGTATTCAGATGCCAGAGAACACGTTTAACCTTCGTGAGATTTATCTATACAATGGGACTTTATGTAATCCACAGAGAACTCAAGTAGTATACTGGAAGCGATTGTTTGATAATAGTTACGATGGAACTGGGTACACGGCAAAGGTAAAAGATGACGGTAGTAATGCTGCCGACTTGTTTCAGCCGAATCAGCGATTGATGCAGCATAACTTGCAAGGATTTTATGGCCCTAAATACTACTATAACATTAGTAGCGACGGAGTGGTCATGTTTAGCACGGAGTGTAAAGAGTTTCCATATGTACGAATGAGATTTAATGGTATGGGTGTTCCTAATGGGGAGCTTCCTATCATACCACGATTCTTTGAACGTGCAGTTGTTGACTATGTGGAAGAGAAATTCTACAACGCAATGAAATCTCGTGACCCAAGAATGTATCGACCATTATGGATGGATGCCACTACGAAGCTTAACGACCTAACTAACGGAAGTTGGAACAAGGCTAGAAAGAGAATTAAAGCCATGGATACCCGTGAGAAGGAGTCTATGGAAGAGTATATCAGTTCAATGTATCATAAGTAATGGATAAGCCTAAAATTCTTGTTCGCTTAACCTCTCAGTTAAGAGAGAAAGGAGATAAAAATGCTTATTCAAATGCATTAGGCATTTTACGCAAAAATGGAGTAATAGAGCCTGATTCTCTTAAGTTAACTGAAAAAGGAAAAGTAAGGGATAAAATGAGTGCGGAAGAACGTGCTATAGAGCGTAGAGCAAAAAATTCTAACAATGACCCAGAAGACTACTCTTACGACCCAAAGACGAATCAAGCAACACTAAAATATGGCAGGAAAGTTAAATAAGGAGTCAATGCCGTGTAATAGCCCTAGACCAGCTAATGACGGCAAGCACAAACGTGTAGTAAAGGCTTGCGCTAACGGTCAAGAAAAGATTGTCCGATACGGAGCTAAGGGATACAGCTCAAACTACAGCCCAGAGGCACGGGAACAGTATAGAAGACGACATGCAGGCGAAGGCAACTCTTCTAAGTTAACCGCAGGATGGTGGTCGTTTCATGATTTATGGAGTAAAGGCTCTGCTGTTTATCGTGAAGGTAAATCATCGGGTAAAGGAGAACGATTTGCTAAGAAGGGAAAAGCAATTAAAAGCGCAATGAAATGAGAAGAAGTTTAATGGGCGTTGTAAACGCAGGGAAAGACTTAAGAAACAAGCCGACAAGTACACCTTCTCGTGGGCTTGGGGATACTATAGCGAAATTCACTAAAGCGACAGGTATTGATAAAGTTGCTAAATTTGCAGCTAAGGCAGTGGGGGCTGAAGATTGCGGTTGTAATGGCCGAGCAGAATCTTTAAACAAATCCTTCCCATACAAAAACAAATAGAATGAAGCAACAGCACCATCCTACAGACACAAGGACATACGAGAAAGGAATATCTTCTGACACTAACAAGGAAATTCTTGGGGCAGGCGAGGAAGGTGGACATGTAGACGCATTGAATATGCGTAGTATGCCTATGGATGGTAATAATCTTACTGCTAAGAAGATAAAAGGTGAAGACCTTAACTACCCAAACATAGACAATAGGTGTTTTGTTATACCCGGTAATCTTTTAGACCAAGGCTATGTTTGTATGATGACTCAAGAAATTGACAATCATATTATTGAAATATGGGCGCATTTAAAGTTTAAATCTTACCCACCATTCATGCGTGTAGATGGTCAAATTGTGTTAATGAGTGAAAACTTTCCCGTTGACATAGACCATCCGTTACAATATCACAAGAACGAAAACTGCGTAAGTGGTGAGTTCTATGTCACAAACAACAACACGCCTCCAATGGTATTCTCGTTGAAGGACTTGATGACCCACTCTGGGATGCTACCTGATACAACCTGTGACCAAACATACTTTGATTTATTCAATATTGACAAGTACACGATTCAATCTACGGGGATATTACATAAGCCTTCGTTTATCAAGCAGACTGCATCAGCATCAGGAACGTATGATTTAGTTATGGGAGGAACGGGGATACCAGTTGGTAGCTATTCGTATTCATACCGATACGTTACCACTCAAGGGGATAGAACTCCATTCTCTCCATTTACAGAATTGATTCCCGTTGTTAGAAACAATAGTACATCGTTCTCTCCGTATTTTCCAAATACACGAACATTTGCTTCTGTACCTGACATAAACAGTAATACACCATACGGAAACCACATTAGAATCAAGTACGAGAACAACGCTGACTTTTCTTTCATAGAAATCAGAAGAGATTCTTGGTACACTGGAACTCCTATTGATGTGCCACCAGTGTCAGAGATAATCGGAAGTGTTCCGATTACAGCAGGATTAAATGTCATAAATGTTCTTGATAGGGCTAGCGGAACATTTGAAGGAGCAGTAATCCTTGACTTGGAAGAACAGACTAATCAGTTTAATTCTGTTGAACGCTCAAAATCTCTTCGCTACTTTAACGAAAGATTGTATTTGATGAATGTTGCATACAAGCCTAAAGACTTAGGTGGAACTATAACATTTATTGATGACGTTGAGCCAGTGTTTCCTGTTATTCAAAAGCTGTTTAAGGCAGGACATAAAAATGTTTTCAACTCCGCATTGTATAAAAGTTACATGCGAGGTGAGAAGCACGCATTCGCAGTAGTATTGTTTGATGAAAAACATAGTTCGACATATGCCGAGCAAATACCCGGAAATGCTTTAAACTATCAGTTTCCTAATAGACGAGAGCCACTATCAACTGAATCTCTTGGCATGTCTTATATGGGAACCGTGTACGCTCGTGATGTCGACGGAAACATGGACCAAACGCATGAGGTATTTGACCATTATGATTCAGTAAGAAGAACGTCTTTTGATGACAGCAGTGGAGATTATTTGATTTCTGTTAAGGAGAATGACCCATTCAATGTGTTGACACCAACGTCTCAAAACGATTCAGACACTACATACCAATATAGAATAGACCAACAAGTAGGACTTAATGGAACTCCAAGTGAGGACTTTAACCCTAAAGGTTATGGCTTAGACTACTACTCAATGGGCTATGCGTTTAAGGGGATTTCAGACTATCCTGAACAATGGGGGGATGGTTTTTCTGTAGTTCAGACAGACC